GTGCGTGTCAACATGCTTGGATTTACGAGCGATACGCTGCAGCTCCAAAAGAGCGGTTGGCTGCTTTCTATGCACCAGGAAGTCACGGACAGCAAGATCCAATTAGCTATTCACCATCCTGCTTGTGCTTTATACGCAGTCAGCAACCGCGTATCGTTAGATTTCGCAAGCAGTCGGTATCTGCAGTTCGCTGCGGACATTGCTGCATTGAGGCATCTGCAGTTTGACATGGTGCAGATTTCCGACAAACTTACATTTGCCTGCAGCAGATTGCCTTACAACTGGCCTGACATGGGTAACTTGTCTTCATTCGAACCTGTTAGCGGAATTCCGGAGTTGACGACTGCGACCTATGCCAGAATGTCCGATCTAAAGATTTTTGCTCCGATCTTAGATCCTTCCAAGTCTCTGATCGTTGACCCTAACGACGTTCAGGAAATCATGAACCACATTCTCAAGGTTCAGAAGCCTGTGCAGGATGACATCAGGAAGCGGGCACAGACTCGCATCAACCTTGAGGGAATGGCCTTCGATGCTGGTCCTGCTAAAAAAATTCACGCCCAGCTGATTTCGTTGGAGGTCTGATGAAGCCCTGGATTAACATTTGCTTCCTTTGTAGATGGGGGCAAAGTCCCTCCGAGCTTCTGGAGCGCTTCAGCAAACAGACGCCAGGCGGTATGGGGGATTGGAAAAACCTTCACGGAGTCTCTGACCCACATCGCGCAGACTGGTTTATCGTTGTTGGCGATTACGACCCAGTGTCGCTACCTTTCGCTCTAACTCCAGCTCGCACCATCTACATTCAACGCGAGTTGCCTGCCAACGGCTATCTCCCGCCGCCTATCCAGGCCGCACACACCTTCAATTACGACAACTCTCACTGCGCCGGCATTTGGTGGGTCGATCGGCCGTTTGACGAAATGGTCTGGGAAAACGACCATGGCACGGCCGAGCACTTGATGAACTGCAGCAAGAGCCGGTTTTTAACTGCCATCACAACTGCCAAGAGGCAGACAGCGGGACAGAAAATGCGCTACAGCTTTCTGGAGAGATTCCACAAGGCAGCGCCAGGAGTGATGGACGTGTGGGGGATTGACGAATCTGAACTGCGTGAATCCTTTGGCGATGATTACCGAGGTCCATTGCCATACAACGGTCCCGGGGGAAGGCACGGAGACAAGTTTCGCGGCATGAAAGACTACCAGTTTGCCTTCTGTTTCGAAAATTGCTGTCAGAGGAACTACTTCTCAGAGAAGCTTTTAGACGCCTATTTGTCCTGGTGCATGCCGTTGTATTGGGGATGCCCGAACCTAACGGACTACTTTCCCGAGGATTCATTCTATTGGATTGACATCGAAAATTTTCAAGACGATCCGTCTGACATTCGCTGTCTAAAAGTCGGAACCGTCGAGGCCGACGCTGTCAGAGAGGCTCGACAACGGATACTTTTCGAGTACAATCTCTGGGAAATGGTCCATAAAGTGTTGTAGAGTGTAATGGTCAAATGTCAAGATCGTAAAAAGGAGAACGTTATGATGCGAACGAAGTTTTTAGGAGCCTTGGTTTTAGTCCTGCTGCTATCCGGACTGGTGTTTAGCCAAACCCCAACACAAATCAAACAGATTTTGCCGGGGACACCTTCGGTCGTCTTCAACTGGGGGTACAACACTGCGGACGAAGCAAGCATGGACTCTTTCGTCTTGCAGAATACCTCTTTCTCCACCACTGCGACGATCACCAACCCTTACAACGTCGAGCAGGTCATCAATCAGAAAACGATCCGGACGATTACCCATACGTTCCCTGCCACTCCAGCATTAACAGCAGGACAGAAAGCGTTCTTCCGCATGGTCGCCCGCAAGCAAGGACTAGCTGATAGTGTGCCCTCGAACGTGGTGCAAATAGAAGTTGTCCCGACACCGCCGACGCCACAGAACCTGAACATAGCGCGGTTTACCGAAATCGAATTTACCCGCAAGACGCTTAAAGAGCTTGACGGGATCCAGCTTTGGTTCATTACAAAGGTTCTATGAAGGCCCTGCTTGCATTGCTGTTGCTGACCGGCTCGCTTCACGCACAGATCGCGCCGCCGACCATGATCGTCAAGAAGCGTCATGGCCAGTCAGCGACTCTTACGTGGACTTATGTGCCGAGAGTTGATTTCACTCTCCAGTATTTTTCGGTCAAGGCGACTTACAATCTCAACGCAATCCCGTCCGAGATTGCCCAGGCGGCGCCCACAGCCAGGCAGGCTTTGATTCCTGTGGTGTTTACTCCTCAGAATCCGAAGTATGTATATTTTACCGTCACCGCGTTTCATGACGGAAGCAAAGGCCGAGTTGAGAGCTTCAATTCCAACACGGTCGGGGCGGAAAGGATTGGGCCTCCACCACGTTGACGCAAAGGGGGCGGAGTGCGCGATCTTAGCCGTCACAGAAAGTTTAAGCAGCCTGTCGCGGAGCCAGTTGCTTTCAGGCCTGCCTTGGTCCCAGTTAGAGAATCCTCCGAGATTGTCGGCAATGTACGGTTCTCAGCCAGAGACGGTGATAGGCTCAAAGAAAAAATGCAAGCGCTCAAGCTGGAATTGGAGAAAGCTGAGGAAGAGTTCCAGTCGCTGTCCAGGCAATACCAGATGCAAAACGCCCAGATGCGAAATCTCCTAGAGGAGCTCTACAAGCAAGACAAGCGCATTGCGGAGCTGGAATCTATAGAGATAGCGGAATTCTGTCGGAGCCTTGGATAGACATGAAGCGGATAACCGATCCATTCATTCATCCGGAAGATGCGGTCTCAGTGAAGGTCGCAGCCGATTTCCTTGGAGGCTCTCCTGTGCTGGTAAGCAATTTGCTTAACACGGGGGCGCTGGAAGCTTTCAGGCTTCCCAATAAGCAAGTTCGCATTAAGCTGGCATCTCTGCATCGATTCGTTCGGGCGCAAAAGTACAATTCCCCAAACGATTTCTACTTCTGGAATGCCAGTAAACCGGATCTTCCGGAATTGGTTACGGCCCGGTTGGTCAACCTCCCAATCGAAGACGTGCGCCGGCTAATTCAGAAAGGCATCCTGAAAGATCGCTCTCCGGAAGCTATCCGTCAATACCTGTTCGAGAGTCAATGGCAAACTCAACGGCAAACGAGTCCAAGAAAACCGGCAGCCTAGACCTGGACCGTTACCAGCGTCATCAGATCGGGAAAACGTTCGAGGAGATATCGGCCGAGGATCAGACAGACATCGCAGTCATTGAGAAATCCATCGAAAGCGCTGCCAAGCAAGAATCTGGACGCATGCAGCGCGAGTTGATCGGATTACGCATTCAGGCCCAGATAGACAATGAGCGGACTCGCAAAAAGGCTCGCACAAGACTGGAAGGCAAGTTTTTGTCAGCTATGGATCATCTTTTGACTGGAGAACGAACGGCCATAGAGGTCAACAAGGAAAGCGGAGAAGTGACCCTCAAGACCTACACGGATCCAGACGTTCTTGCGGTTGGCGTTGAGCAGTACCGCAAGGCCGTTACTCTCGAAGAGAAACCCCAGCCCGCTCCAGGGATGGTTTTGAATCTCCAGAACAACACAATCAACCAAGGCACACCTTCATCCGGCGGGCGCACCTTTGAAGAGCGATTGCTTTTGATCCGTCAGAAGCAGAAGCAACTTGGCGGCGGCGTAGTGGAATCAGAAAAATCGGCCGAGCCTGAATATATCGAGGCCGAGATTATTACCGACACCAACCAAGAAGATAGCGAGAACCCATGGGCAATCTAAAAGAAAACTCCAAGCTTGTCCTGAAAGTTGTTGCCGGAATCAGCGTCACGGCGTTCTTTTTTCTGTACCCCAAGGCGAAAAATCTCTGGGCGGACTTCTGGTGGTCGGTGGGAATGCACAAGAGATTCATCTTCCTTGTCATTGCCGCAATAGTTGGCTATCCATGGCTATCGCAACACATGATCGATTTGCTCTCCAGGACGCCACAGCCCTCTCCGTGGGTAGTGGCTCTGGTACTTGCCGCCTCTTTACTGCTGGCGGCAATAGCTGCGTTCTGCTACACGCTGTTCTCCTTCCTCTCTATCCTCGCTACACTCCTCCAAGTAGCCCCGTCGATGGCGCTGTCTTCCTCGCCGCAAACTGCGAGACGGCCATCCAGTGTTGGCAGAACCACCCAGGCCCCTCCCCTCGGGTCGGTAAATGCCAACACTGAAGGGGCTTTCTATGGTTACGACGAAGAGCACCAGGCGGTCATCGAGCAAGCGCAGAAAGCGGCGCGAGATAGAAATATCAGCGATGCCGACATGGAAGATTTTATGGAAAAGTTTGCCTATGGAGCCAAGTCAGACGATGGCGGGCATCCGTGATGCTCAGATAGAAATGTCCGACTAATGGAGTCTTTTGGGTGAGCATTTGAAGGACTTAAATGCTCTTAGTAGATTTGCCGCGACGTGAGCAGCACGTCAATGATGTAATCAGGATTCTCGGCGAGCATCTTGAAGACTGCAAGGGTGACTCCAAGAAAGCCCTGGACACACTCAACGCAGAACAGGCTGAGCTCGTCAACGCTGAGCTATCCTTAGTTTCCGGCAACGACCCCGTTTCCCTTCGGTATTACCTCGACAATTACCACATTATCAACACAAAAGGAGAAGGCGAGCCGCCACGGCTGCAAACTCTCGCTCCGTTCAAGGAATCCCAGGAGATTCTTTGGGCAGACTTCATTTACTGCATCGAAAACAAGATTCCGGTCTACTGGATTCTGCTGAAGGCCCGTCAGGTTGGATGGTCTACGCTCGTCCAGGCGATGATCTTTTACCGGACTATTTTCAACCCACTCATGAATTCTCTCGTGATTGCTGACGAGCGGGTGCGGTCAGGTTGGATCTTCGACATGTCTCGCTTGGCCTACGACAACCTACCCTACTGGATGCAGCCTGAGCTCCAGTACGAGGTTAAGGGAGATCATGTCAAGTTCGATCGCAAGGACAAGGAAGAGCGGATGCGGCGCCCGGGTCTTCGCAGTGCGCTCTATTGCGATGCGGCCAACAAGCCATCTGGGTCGAGCCGTGGCATGACGCTGCATTGCCTGCACGCTTCCGAGGTTTCGCGCTACACCAACGCGGCCATTCTTTCTTCAGACATCCTGCCGGCAGTTCCTGAAAACAACCCGCTCACCATCGCTTGCCTGGAAGGAACGGCCGAGGGACGGCAATACTTCTATCGCAAGTTGTGGGAGTCGGCTGTCAAGGGTAGAAACAAGCAATGGCGCCCGGTTTTTACGGGATGGTGGCAGGAAAAGACGTATTCGCGTCCGTTCCGGACTACGGTTGAGGAGAACGAGTTTGTCTTCAACGAAGAGGAGCGCGATATTGCCCTCAAGGTCAAGGATGAGTTCGGACATGTCATCACGCCCGCGCAGATGAATTGGCGGCGCAACAAAGGACAGTTTTTCGAAGACAACGAAGGAGATTTCGAGAAAGTTGAGCAAGAGTATCCCAGCTATCCAGAGTCTGCGTTTCGATCCAGTGGCCGCTCTTTCTTCCCCAAAAAGAGACTGGCCTCTATTGAAAAGCGCTATGTACGCAGGCCTGAGTGGTTTGGAGAATTGCAGGCTGTCAAGGATGGAGAGACTACGGCCAAGAAGTGGGTGAAATACACAGACCTGTTTGAATCCCCCCTGTGGATTTGGGAGTGGCCCCGTGAAGGCGTGGTCTACTATTTGGGCGCTGATCCTGGCCATGGGATACCCGGTGACGACTATTCAGCAATTTCGATTTGGAAGATACCGATGCACCCATCTTCTCCCTACATTCAAGTTGCTGAATATCAGGGCTATGCGGATCCCACCGCGTTTGCCCGTCTGATTGCCTTGCTGGGGGAATTTTACAATCAGTGTGAAATCGCCCCGGAGTGCAATACGATCACGCAAGTTATTGGCGACCTGCTCAACGTTCACAACTACCCGTCGATTTACCGTTGGCGCCGCAACGACAAGGTGAAGGGGCGGTTCACGAATTATTTCGGATGGGAGACAAACGCGAAATCCAGGAACCTGATGATGTCGCGCTTCAGAACCAACATGCTTCAGGATCTGGTCATTATTCGCTCGTCCAGGCTGATGGATGAAGCTTACAATTTTGTTGACGATGGCACAGGGAGATTCGAGGCTGCTGACGATTCTTACGATGATGTCTTGGTAGCCGCGATGATCTGCAACACTTGTATGATGGACTTTGACCCAGCTCTTGTGCTACAGCAGTCTGTTAGCAAAGAAAAGTCTGCGCTCGATTTCTACAATTCGGACTACTCTCCTGAATTCGATGGAGAGCGGAAGATTGAGATCGGGGCGCCAGAGTTTTCGAATCTATAGGAGGAAGGTGACGTTTATGAAGCCAGATTACCCTACAACCGTAACAGCAGAGAACCCCCAGAGCATTGCTGATTCTATGTGGGTGCCGACTGGTGCGACACCCATGGCGAAGTCAAGGTTCGGCAAGCCAGCGGTGGATAGACAGGAACCCGAACGGAGTCAGGTGCAGAATCCACTGTTGATCCAGGAACCTGAGAGCTCGGAATCAAGTTTCGATGCGCTGCAGTTTAGCCTTGAGATGCTGCGTGCGGAAGTGAGGCAGCTTCAAGAAATGGCTGCTTTCCCTGGCACTGGCACTGCTACCACACTGCCAGAAACGTTCGAAGGAGTGCTACTTTCACCAATCTCCTGCCCTGAGTGCGGGCTGACCCTGGAGGGGTTCTCGGCTACAGGCGAACGGACGCAAAAGTATCGTCATCCGTTTGGTCAGTCACCAAAATTGTCCGGACAACAGTGTTCAAGGAAGGGTGAAGAGTATCTTCCGCCAAGGATTATCTTGAACATTATCAAGAAAAAGGTGTAAAACTTACTTGCGCTGTAGCAACTTTTAAGAACTCCCCTGGATCCTGGCCGAGACAGGCGAGTTCAACCTAGTGATGGGCTGACCCGATATCAGCGGGTTCAGCCCATTTTTTTTTGGAGTCATCAATGGAACAAGAAACGATCTCTAACATGCCTTGCCCTCTGTGCCTTGTGGAAACCCAGAAGGTGAGCTACTTGCGCAATCGCCCCGGGGCGAATTTCACCTACTGCGAGGGAGAGAAACACAAGCACGAAGACACGGAGGCATTGAAGAACTTGATCGCTGTCACAAAAAAAGCTCACCCAGACAAATTCCCGAAACCAGCTCCAGCAACCGCTCCGCTTAATCCTGCGTTTTTCCTGGTCGATCCAGACAACAAGAAAGCCCTTGAGCAACTTCTGGGCATGCCACTGTCCGGGGCCAGCGAGCTCAAGTCAGCGATCTGGAATTACCAATCTGAAATTGCCAGCCTCAAAGAAGAAGTCAACAAAGCCAGATCTTTGGGGATTGCGGACGGCATAAAACAGTCTCATGGTTCCCCTGTCCAGGGCGTGGACACAGGGAATCGGATCCTCTTTACTTGCGAAGACTGGGTGATGGACGCATGCAAATCGCACGCTGAGCACGAAGGCAAGAGCGTGCAAGAGTATCTACAGGAGCAGTTCGACGCCTACCTGCAAGTCTATTTCAGCCCCGATCAGTCAATGGCAGCTTTGCAGCGGTCGTAGCTTTAACACGGGAGCAACATCATGTCAGTCTGGGATTTTATTTGCTCGCATGAGCAATGCGGTTGCATCGTGCGAAACGTATCTACCAACGATTGCGATGTTGAGTCGGTGCGTCCGCAGCATTGCGGAGATCCGATGGATCTCTACTGGGACGGGGCGAAGACTATCGGCATGGCTTTCGAACCCTTCGAAACAACCAACATCGACCCAGATGGAAGGAAAGTGCGTATTAGCGGCCGGAAAGAACTGTCTCAGTACATGAACCAGCGCGGGTTGACGCATATCGATGATCCGAGCCTGGAGATGCAAGGTGGCCGGTTGGTGAAGAAGAGTCCTAGTGTTGGCAAGGTGTTCTTCACATGAGCGGAATCATCCTCACGACCCCAATCATCAAGCTCTGCAATAAGGGCGGCGGCTGGATGCACGGTGACGCGAAAAACGAAAAGGGCGAGAAGATCATCGTCTCGAAGAAGTTTGAGGGGACGGATTACGTGGTCTTTGTCTGCCCTCATTGTCATCAGCGCAACAAGCAATCACTCTACGCAACGGATTACTCGGTCAAAGGATTTGTCGGCATCAAGTGCCGCATGTGTCGGGGGAGCGTTGAACTTTTCACTCCAATTTCAAAAACGCAAGCTCCTCTGATAATCACTCCAGAAGAGTTCTCACGAGAAAAGCAAAAACAACATGGCAATCACCCAGTTCTCTAGCTCCGGCCAGATCCAGGCCCAACCCTATTTAACTCTGCTGGAAAAGCAGCATCAGATAGGGTTATCGCAGTATGAGCTGGAGAAAATGACCAAGGATTACTGCCACGCGGCTTACAGCGAAGCTCAGAACTTCATGACCAATTCTGAGGAAGTGCTGAAAGTCGATCACTACATTCGCTACTTGATGGGTCAACAATGGCCGGCCAAGCGACCTTCGTACAAAGCCTCGCCGATTAACAACCTCCTGTTTCGCAGCATGGAAGAGACTGTTGCTGTTCTGACGGACATTCGCATGGCCTACGAGGTCCAGAGCGAAAATAAGATCTGGGACAATCAGGCGAAAACATTGACCAAAACAGCGAAAAGCTGGTGGGTCAACAACAACGTCGATATGTCCATGGCGATGGCAGTCATCCACGCCTACGTGACAACCGGCTACCTGCGTCTTGTCTGGAATCCTAGACTGTGCAACGGTAAAGGAGATTTTCAGGCGCTGGCGGAAGGCGTCAACACAGTTCTCCCGATCGGGCCGTCGCACGATCTGCAAGACTGGGAGGGATTGATTTACCGTAGCAGCCGGCCGATGTCATGGTTCAAGCGCAAGTATCCTGATACTTGGTACAAGGTCAGGGCTAGTCAGAATTTGAATCAGTACACCAAGCACATTGACCGTCCGAAGTACATTGGCCGGACGGCCTTCGACATGATCTCGCCTCAAATGCAACGCGCTCTGGGCGGAAAGCCAACCTACGGAGAGAGCGTCCTGCAGCAGTCTGAATACACTGAATTTTGGCTGCGCGACTACTCGCTCAACACATCTAGCAACGTTGTAAATATGGGGACTCCAGGCACAAACTGGGCCTACCAAGTTAAGCCCAAGGAATTTCTGTACCCTCGTGGGCGCCTAATCGTGGCGGGCGGAGAGGACTTCGAAGTTCTCCATGACGGTCCAAACCCTTACTGGCATGGCCGCTGGCCGTTTATCAGCATGCGCCTCAAGCCGGTTCCCTGGATGTTTCACGGCGTCAGCGAGCTGCGGAATAAAATACCGCTCCAGGATGTCGTCAATCACATCCTGGCGGGTATCCTAGACATGGTCAAAAAGGCTATTAACCCAGTTCTGATGTTTCCCAACAATGCCTTCAGCCCGTCTGTTCAGGCCTCGATGGACCCGTCGATGCCGAACGCCAAGCTGGCCTATAATCCGCAAGCTGTTAATCAGCCGTCGTATTCGCAGTCTCCGGACTTGCCGTCGTTTGTATACAACACGATGCAATACGCCGAGCAAGCCGTCCAGGACGATTCTGGATTACTCGATCTGCCGGGGCTCTCGCGAAAGAAGATTTCCCCTGCGGGAGATACGCTTTCTCAACTCAAGGAGTCCCAGCAGACTATTATGCGCCTACGCGGCCGGTACATCGAAATGGCTGTGCAGGAAGTTGGAACCCAGATGACTTCAAACTTCCCTCAGTTCTACACTCTCGAGCGGCGTATGTTCATGCACGGTACGGATGGTGTTACCACTCAAGACGTGTTCGACTGGAATCCCAAGACAATGATCCCAGCGGAAACGGATCCAGAGCAGTTCATCAGGAACTTCGCTTTCAAAGTGACCCCAGGCTCTCTTCTCAATGCCAATCGGGTTGAGCAGGCCACGATGGCTATGGCTTTACGCCGTCAGAAGGATATGAGTCGCAAGACTCTACTGGAAATTCTGGACATGGGGAATTTGTACGAAAAGATCAAGATGGAGTTGCAAGAAGAGAACGAAGACGCGGTACGGGAGGCTCTGGTTACTCAGCTTCTCTCGGCAATGCCAGGCCTGGCACCGCTCATGCAAGGACTTCAGGGCGGTGGTAAAGCTCCAGGAGAACCATCCGGAGGCGGTAAGGGCTCGAAGAATCCAGGCAACCTGATTAAGCAAGAATAAAAATTCTTTTGTGTTTTTGTTCTTATTTCTGTTAAATAGCAAAACAGCAGGAGAGAAAACATGGGACTCGCGGAAGAGTTGGATATCGCACGACAAAAGCGCGTAGGCACACTTCTGTACCAGGACTCTAAGCCAGAAGCGAAGCCGGCAGTCGATGGAGAGAACCTGTTTGTCAGAACGGCTCGGGCGGCTGGTCTCAAGAAGACTGCAGATGCAGACCGAGAGTTGCAGAGCAAGTATCGCACACGCAAGGGTCTGGATGAATTCAACTATCCAGTTGATCGGTCTGGCAAGCGGATAACAGAGAAACGCACTTCTAGCGGGAGACGCTGATGCCTGCTGAATCTAAATCGCAACGACGTGCCATGGCAATTGCGGAACACGCACCAGGCAAGCTTTTCAGTCGAAACAAGGGCTTGCTCAAAATGAGCGGAGATCAGCTGCATGATTTTGCTTCGACAAAAGAGCGCGGACTGCCGCAGCGGAAAGGCAGCCGGATGGGGCGCCGGATGGGAAGGTCGGAAAAATCTCGCTAAAGATGAGGTCTTCAATGAAAAATTGTCCGATGGACAAAGAAAGCATGAAGGAAGAGAAGCACGAGGCTAAGAAAAGCGGCGGCAAGAAGCCCTTTGGACGAAAGATGCCTCGTGGCGGCGGACGGTATTAAGGAGGACGACCAATGGCAAAATCCAAGAGGTCTAATGAAGTACCAACTCCAACGATGGCGTTCGATCACAAGTCCGACGAGTACCAAATTCGGGACGACGTTGACTCAATTTTGAAACACACGAGTTTGAAGCAGGACAAGCGCCGGTATAACCGGGCTGCTGGTCGTTTGAAGGCCGCAGCCAGATCGCTCGAACGGCGTTGAAAGACCGCCCGCATGCTGGGCGCGGATTTGAAACGACAGGAGATAACTACCAGTTGCAGTAACAACGATTGGACACTCTAAACCCGGCCAGGTGAAGAGTTTAATCCATACCCCAGGCAGTAAAAGAAAAAGGCTGACCCGATATCGGCGGGTTAGCCTTTTTCTTTTTTGGGGTGCAATTTCAACCAAAAGGAGATCTCAAATGGCAGAGACCAAGAAAGGCAGTTACCCGGGACACGATGAGGGCACCAAGCCCCCATCAAACACTCATGGCATCAATTACAACTCGCCGGCAACACACGCTGATTTGTCTGACAGCCCGATCAGCGTAAACGTGAAGACCCCCTCTGGTCACAAGGGCGGAGACTCAAAGTAAATGCCTATCGATGTTGGCACGCCACCGCCTTCTCCGTCTAACGTGTCTGCTCAAATGCAGCCTGCGCCAAACGACATGGGAGCGATGTACGGGGCTTCGCAGGGAGCCCAGACCATGCAGTCTACGATGGAGGCTAGTGCGCGCATGACACAGGTTGCGCCAATCCTGCTCGAGATTGCCCGGATGGTGCCAGCATTGGCCCCTGACGCTCAAGCACTTGGCGTCAGGTTAGCAAGCCGAGTCCAGGGTCAACAGGCACCCCCTGGACCATCTTCCGGTGGAAGTCTTTCTCCGTCTGGCCCTATGGCTGGTGGAGCTCCTCCTATGTCTCCAGGTTCACCCGCAGCCGGTCTTCCTCCACCGCCTCCTGGCGCTGGAGCGGCTCCCCCGCCTGAAGCAATGTCTCCGTTGTCAGTTCCTGGTGTCGCGGCTGGGATAGACGGCGGTATCGGCATGGCTCCCCCGGCTGGTCCACCAATCCCTAATACGACTTCAAGCGGGTTGATGGGATACGTTCAGCAAGCTGAAGTCATGTTGCCACAGATTGCAGCGGCCGATCCTTCCGTTGCTCCAGACATCCAATTCTTTGTTGCGCGGATGCGCGAAGAAGTCCCGAAGGTTGTTCGTGGAGAACGTTCTGGTTTCAATCCTCCACCGACAGACGAAATGTTGCAATCCTTACCTGTGACTGCTTAGCAAGGGTGCATCTTTATGCCAGACAGCAGCGAAGATTTTGAGCCTTACCAGATCCTGAAGCGCGGGGCTCAGAAGTTGAGAGATGTTGTGGGGAGCAAATTGAGCTCCTCTGCTGGTGTTAAGACTGGTCCAGCAAAGCAACGCACTCCGGAAGAGATAGCAGCGGCTCGAAAAGAAGCTGGGAGCCGCGCTACCGATATCCAGAACATCAAAGCGTACAACCGTTCGATACAGACCCAACCTGGGGCTCAAAAGATGATTGAGCCATACGAAGGGAAGAAGTTCGAAGAAAGAAAGCCCATTCGTAAATTGCCATCACGTTCTAGTAGCCGTTAGTTAGCCGCAACCGACTGCGCAGCCAAAACACTGGAAGCAGACGGAAGGCAAGGAGATTTATGGCTCTATCCCAAGCAGTTGAAGCCGCTTTAACGTCGGCAAAAATGACCGATGAGTACCGCAAGATCATGCGTGACGTATTGGAGGCCAACCCCGACCTCCAAGGTGGATGGTTACGCCAATCAGATTATGACAGGAGCATGAACGCCTTGAAGTCCGACAAGGCGCGAAACGACCAGTGGTTCAAAGATTCGAACGAAAAGTACGTTCAGATGGAGACGCAAGTTGCGTCACTAGCAGCTGAAAAGTCTGATCTCGAGTTTAAGATCCAGAGCGGACATTATTCTCCTGAGCAGGAGAATTTGTTGCTCAAGGAATTGAAGACCGTCAAAGACACGTTGTCTGGGCTGGATGGACGGTTTGTTGGCACAGAGACTTTGCAGGACACTCTGCGCACGGAAGCGCAGGGAGTCGTAAGCTTCCTTTCAGCCAGCATTTTCGACATTGTGGACATTGCCGAAGAGTATCGTAACGAGTTTGGCAAGTCGTTCACTAAGGAAGACCGCCAAGGCTTGATCGATTACTGCGAAGGTGAGAACAAAAAAGGGAATCCCGTCAATCTGCAGCAAGCTTACAAGATGAAATATGCAGCTGACATCGACAAGCACAAGGAAGATCGGATTCGCCAGGAAGTCATCAAAGAGGAACGCACGCGCAACAACATGCCAATCTCCGGTGAACCTGCCCCGATTGGGCATTTGCAGATGAAGTTTCAAGGCAAGACTTCAGACAATTTGCCTGTAGACGCCTCAATGGACGCTGTCCAAGCCGCAGCCGCAGCTTCCTTGAGGGCGGAAGGTAAGATCTAGCCCTTCCCAAAGCAGTAGTCTTACCGCATCAACGCAATTCGTCGCAGCCCCTTCCGCAAGCCATCTCACGCAGATGGAAAGGAACTCCGGGGAAGTCGAAGAGCCTGACGGGAGATGAATTTTTCTTCAGTAGGTTTTTTCAATTTCTCAAAAGGAGGAATTTCCAATGGCTTTAACGTGGGATGATTAACTGCTAGTCATCCTTAAACTTCTCTATTTGCTGGAAACCCATAAAGCCTCGGAGTACCAATGAGTGACAATCTCCAGGATGTAACAATTGGCAATCAGCAGGAAACCGACATTGCTTGGCTCGCCGGCATTATCGACGGAGAGGGCTCGTTCACAGTAACGAAGAATAAGTATGCCCCAGATAAGCCACCAAGCGTGAAAGCCGCACTGACAATTCCAAACACGGACGAGCGCATTATCTTGAAGAGTGTTCAGATACTTGAAAGATTTGAGGTAAGCTTCTACATCTCAGACCATGCAGCCAAGAACACGCGCAAGCGATATTGGGTCGTCGCTGTTTCGAAATTGTCAGACTTGATGAGATTGACTGAAAGACTGATTCCACATCTGAGTGGTAAAAAGGAACAGGCTCTTCTCCTTCATCGATACACATCGCTCCGTCAAACTGGGCCGTGGATCGACAAAGGAATAAATCCTGTCACCAGAAAACATCAGATGGGCCGCAGGCCGCTTGCTTGCGAGGAATGGGATTTAGTCAACAAGATTTATCAAGAAAACGGCAAGGGATCCTCAACGACTACACGAGAAGCTGCTGAACAACTGAGTAAGTACGTTCAGTAGAAGATATAGTCTGGTCTCATGGGAAAGCCATGAGAGGCCGGCAGAAATGACCGGCCCTGACCGCAAGGTCAGTAACAAAAACGATCACAGGTAAAACCAAAGACTTCATTGTCCCGCGATTGACAGACGTTGTTTACAAGTCCTCGCCTCTGTTCATCAGAATGCGGACTTCGCAGGCGGAGCGTTTTGAAGGTGGAAAGACCATCATCCATCCAATCATGTACGCCGAGCTGAATGGAGCTGCTTTCGCCAGGGGTGGCACGTTCGACACAAACTACGTGCAAACAGATACAGCTCTACAAGTTAACGTGAAATATTACTACGTTAACGCGACGCTGTACGGCACGGACAACGTTCTCAATCGCGGACCCGAAGCGGCCATGTCTTACGTTGGCAGCAAGCTTGTCAATGCTGCCGGCAAAATGGCCAAGCTGATCGGAACAGATCTGTTCCTGGACGGCCAGGGCACAAACTCTTCCACAATTCAGCTCGACGGCCTGCAGGCGGCAGTTGACAACGGCAACAACTTCTCCACTTACGGCGGGATCACTCGCACGGATCTTGGTGTCGCCAACGGAACAAACAACCAGGGGATCAACGGCTACGTCGCTTCAGTTTCCACTGGGTTCACGCTGAAAGCTGTGCAAACAGCCTTTGGTGGAACTTGGTTCGGGGCTGAGCACGTTGACCTGATCTGTTGCACTCAGGTTGGCTGGGACCAGTTCTGGAACAAACTGCAACCCTTGCAGCGGTTCATGGAAGAGTCTTCAGACGTAGCGAAGGCCGGTTTCATGACGTTCCGCTTCAACGGGGCGCAGGTTGTGGTTGACCAGTACACGCCATCAGGCGAAATGTACGGGTTGAACACACGCAACCAGAACATGCTTTTCTACATTTCCACCCTTCCGAAGTACCAGTTTGGATTTACCGGGTGGAAAGAAGCCCAGAACACCGATGACGTTGCCGGCCAGTACCTGTTTGCCGGTAACTTGTTGGTGCCAGCTTCAAGATTCAATTTCCGTCTGACAGGTGTTCCAACTCCGTAAACCGTGAGTAGTCAAATCTTCTAAAAGGGAGAGTAAACAAATGAATTCGCCTCTGTATGGTTTTACTCTGACCGGCCAGATTTCGCCGGGAACCCCTCTCACGGTGGATGATGCCGTTGCGGCTGGCCCTCGGATGCCTTTGGGGGCAAAAATCACCTGGAAAGGGAATGTTTACCGTTACGTCAAGTTCGACAATGGAACTGGGAACGTAGCGGCAGTAAAGGGCGGGCCCGCTTATTGGAAGACGTTGACACCAACGGCTACCACGCCTGTCTGGACCGTCACATCGGACGCCTCCGATGGCGCCTACCTGGCGCAAGGTGTTGCTGGCATATTCGTTAACGTTCCGACCGACCTGAATTTCTGTTTCATTCAGGTTGCCGGGGTTGCTTCGATCTATGCTGGTGCGACCAATGCGGCCGGTGCCATGTATTTCGGCACGTCGGTAGGTGACAACGCATTGATCTACGTGGCGTATGGTGCCACTGGACCTCTGCAGACCCTTCCTTATGGCGCTCCTTTGATCGCCATTCAGACTGGTGCCACAGCTGGAGACGGCACTGGGCTGGCAACAGCCCTTCTGTCTGGACCCATGAATTGGTAATTTCCGCGCAGTCTGTGGGGGGCCTGTAAGGGCTCTCCACCGACTGATTTTCCTCTGAAGGAGGTAGCACTATGGCTGCAGTTCTTGAAACTGCCGGAAGCAGGATTGAGACTGTTTTCGGAAATAAGCGAATCGTATTTGCTGATCTGACCAGCGTGGACAATGCCGAGACATGGGATTCATTGCTGACAACGGTTGAATTTGCAGTGTTCTTTCCAACTACCAACGTCGCCAATGGATTAACGGTCTCGGGAGGCGTTGTCACGTTTGCGAACGGCTCTGCTTTGGCCGGTAAGATCATGGCGGTCGGAATTTAGGACTCACGGGCCAGGAGTGGATACCGCGACTTTCCAACCTGGCTTGTGATTTAAGCTTTGATTCCCAAAATACTCTTTTCTGTCCCAATTTTTTCCGGAGTAGAACCGGCGCCTTACTTTTCCCATTTACTGCTGCAGCGCCGGTTGCAGAGATCAGAGACTGAAGGGAAGTTCAGCGTTGCTAACTACGTGCAGGGGCCACGGGTTGCGATTCGCAGGGCTCGCAATCAGGCCTGCCAGATGGCTATTGACACTGGGGCAACGCATTTGGCCATGCTCGATGACGACATGATCGTTTCCGAGGATGCCTTAGAAATCTTGATTGACGCCAACAAGCCTGTCATCGGCGCTCTGTGCTTCACGCAGGAAGGGAACCCCTGTTCGTTTGTCTATGACGGTTGCGGCGGAGAAAAATTCGATCCTGATCCACCGCTCACTGGGGTTTACGAGCGGGCAGCAATCGGGAGCGGGCTGATCTTGATTTCTACGGAAGTTTTGAAAGCTTTGCCGGCTCCATGGTTTTATTTCGACCAGACGGCCAGGACGATGGACGTGAACTTTTGCAGGGCCGCCCGGGAAGCCGGTTTTTCAGTTTGGTGCAGCGCTGACGCTAAAATTCAGCAAGTAGATCATTCGACCAGGCTTTGCCCAACCAGACCCATAAATGCCAACCCCGCAGAATGAAAACCTTGAACAGATGGTCAATAACGTACTGGAAGATTATCCAATCTTCCCGCCTTCTGTTGCCAAGCGCAAAATCAACGAACACATCCGCAATATCATTGCTCGTCGCCCGTGGAGCGGGCTGGTCAGGTACAATATTTTGTCTGTTCCTGCCCAGTATTCCACAGGAACAATCGACGTAACCATTGGTTCGCAGGCGATCACAGGGACTGCGACCGCATGGCCTACCAACGACAAAGTAAACACAACGGTTAGCGTTGCCACTGTTGAAACAGGTCGATTAGACATGACACCTGTTTCCATGACAGGCATTGTGGCTGGTGTCTGGGTCGTAGTGGGGCAAGGTACAGCCAATCAAGAAGCAGTCTTCGTTGTCTCAGTTACAGCGACTACCTTCCAGGCAAATTTCACGAAGACTCACGCCGCAGCTGAAACCATTCTGCGATCCTCGCTGGCAGGCCTGCAGCTTAGGACAGGATTCACTCCCTTTTATACAGTCACTGGGATCCTGACTTCCACCACGCTCTTAATCGATTTGCCGTGGGCCACAGCTACGGCCACACTGCAAAATTACACCATCGGTTTGGTCTATGCCTCACTGGGTCAGGACTTCAAGATGCCGTTGAGTATGGTGAATCTGGATCGGCACTACCAGATGTCATTCCATATCCCCAAGGCTTTTCTGGACTACTCTGACCCTCGCCGTACTGTCACACAGACGACCTTCATTCTCGCGCATCATGCTCCGGATCCTGGCGGTTCACCGCTCTATGAGCTCTACCCGCGTCCAACATCGCAGCAGGCTTTCCCCTACTTTTACATTCGAGCGTGGGACGCGCTGATCTCCGACTACGACATCTTGCCAAACGGAATCAGGTCGGACGTGATCGTTAAGCGTGTCAAATCTGATGCTGCCCGCTGGCCGCAGCACAAGTTAGCTCAGGACGGAATCTACTATGACCTCAACGTGTCCGACCGAATGATAAAGGAGTCTGAGACCGATATTGAGAACATGCGGCTCGAGGATGACAACACGTCCGTCATGTCTCTGATGTGGGACTACACCCGCTGGCCGTACCAAGGGTTTGGAAGTGAATTTTGGCAACAACACGACGCCGATGGATTTTTTGGATCTGTATAAAATTGGCTCAATTGTAGTTCTGCTTCTAGCGGTCGTGACGCTGGTTATCTATCTTCACTACCAGCGGACTTTCTACCTGGAGAAGCTTGAAGAGAGGTTTGTCTGTTACTACTGCAGCCACACCTTCGGTCTGGAACGACTCGAACGAGTTGGCGGCTACGATTACTGCCGACAGCATGGAATCAAACGGCAGGAGCGTCTAAATGTCTGACCCAGTGTCTCTCGGAGAAATTAAGCCCACTCCGGGCACGCCGCTAACGATTGCGGAAAATTTCCCCGCATTTGCGCATGAGCTTATCAACACGATCTACTTGCAAGTTCTTCCAGGGAATGTTGGCGATGTCTATTTTGGTCGAGAAAACCTGGACAAAACTACGAGATTGGACCTCATTGCGATCTTGAGACCTCCGACAGCCAATCATTTGCCTGATCTGGCGTTCAACATACCCGATTCCATGAATCCCTTTATGGTGTCGGCTTACCGGGTCGATGTCGATACTCTAAACGATGGCGTTCGGATCAGCTTCATTCAACGGTGAAAAATGGCTGACTCATTTCTTGCATATCAAAACCCGACAGTTACTGACAAGAAACTAGATTCCGAGTCTCTAGTAGTCGGTGCGAACACCGTAGAGCGTGAGCGAATGCAGATGGCCGGCGCCATTGCGGCCGCGATCGCTGGAGTGCTGAACGCGGCTCCGGCTGTGACTGATTATGGATTGGTCGTTCGAACAGTTCTCAGCACCCTGACAGCCTCGGCACCAACCGCCGCGACTGTGGGGGTTGCTTCAGCCTCAGCTGTTGCGGCCAACGCAGGTCGTAAGGGTCTGGTTTTAATCAATACCTCAAACAAGAGGATTTCCCTTGGATTTGGCTCCGCCGCTGTTTTGGATAGCGGTGTCACTCTATTTTCTGGCGATGTCTTCATCATGGATAGCACCAGTTTCAGTTCGGCAGTGGTGAACGCTATTGCTTCTGGCGCTGCCAGTAACTTGTCAGTGCAGGAATACACGTGATTATCAAAGCCGCTCGGGTTGAAATTCTTGGGTCTGGCGTGTCGCAGGGAACTGCCGGCCAGATCGATTTCGTTGGCCCTGGCGTCACAGTGTCCGTGGTAGGCAACACCGCCACTATCACTTTCACCCCACCTATGGGAGCGCCTGGCATTGACGGCGACGACGGGCAGGACAGTATGATCCCTGGGCCACCTGGACAGACAGGTGCGGCAAGTGTTGTCCCAGGCCCGACAGGTCCAGCGCTGTTCATGACAGCGCAGGACGGCGAAGATGGTCAAGACAGCATGATCCCAGGCCCAGCTGGAACTCCAGGGGCTGCGGGGGCTACAGGGGCTGCTGGGGCAGCAGGTCTAGCGCTGTTCATGACAGCGCAGGATGGCGAAGATGGTCAAGACAGCATGATCCCAGGCCCAGCTGGAACTCCAGGGGCTGCGGGGGCTACAGGGGCTGCTGGGGCAGCAGGTCTAGCGCTGTTC